CACGGCAACTGTTGCAACTGCAAATGCTTTTGCAATCTTTTTTCCTGCATTGGCAAAATTTTTCTCAAGACCTTTGAGGTCTTTGACCGCTTGCTTTGAACCTTTGTCATTATAGACGGTGATAATCCGCTCAACAATTGCCACGATTTACACCTCTCTCTGATTGACTGCGGCATCAACGCGTGCCTGTGCTTTTGCAGAGGCTTTTTCAACTGCCTCACGAATTCCTTGCAATGCTTTGTATCTTTTGTTATCAACAGCTTTTATGAGTGCGCGACCTTTATCTTTACCTTCACCGCGAGCAGTTGGCAATGTGCCATGCTCTCTTTGAATCACACCGATAAAGTGTTGTGAAGCCTGTGGATTCCGTGAACGGCTTGTCTTGCTTCGTGAGCGTGATGCCGCACTTCCTCGACCTGCCGTTTCAAAGATTGCTCCACCTGGGTCGCGTTGAACAACTCCATAAGTGTTCCGAAAACCTGTGCCGTTCTTTTTGGTAGTTGCAGCAGTTTGTTTGATTCCTGCTTTAGCTCGTTCAGCATCGTATGCGATAAAACCACGAGTTTGATCCTGTGCTAACGGCCCAATGCCATTGAAGCGTTTGAACCCACCTTTTGCCCATCCTGAAGGATGGATTTGGTCATTGCTTGGAAGATAACTTTTTGCCTCAAGAACAATCGGTGCAAGAATGCCACGAATTTCTTTGTTCAATTCTCTTTTGAGGTCAGGCGCGAAGCGTTCAAGAGCGATGATGTTTTCGGTCAAGCCTTGCATCACAACTTTGTAATTGATTTCCGCCATTACTTGCTTCGCGCCTTCGCTCGTTCTTTCATGTATATGACTATTGCTTCAAGTATGCCATCAGGAGCATCAAGCAAATCAATTGGAGATATGCCTGTCTCCACAGAAACTGCTGCTATTGAATAGGTCAGGCTGTCTCTGTGGATTCGGAATTTGGGTCTGTGTCCAAAGATACTGCTTCCAATGTATCTAAGAAATCAGGGCCGAAAGGCTTCACAACTTTTCCGTTTGATCTAAGCGCGAGCCAACCCAAATAGTAGATATGCTCTAGCTTTTGTTCTTCCCCAATTAACTTTGCAAGTCCTTTTCCATACTTTTGTTCAAAGTCAACGATGATTCTTGGTCGCAACGGGAAAGTTGCATCTGTGCCATCGTTTGTTTTTACCTTTATGAATAATCCATCCATTTTTATTTCCCCCTTAGTTTTTTATGTTGTTGTCTTTGTAATTGCGCCGCTGATAGGCCAAGAAACACTTGCTGTTGCCAACTCGCCTACGGCACCATTCAACGGAGTCCATTCTGACACAACCGCAGAGAAACTGTATTGCGGATTGATAGCAGTTGTTGTTGCATTTGCAGGTTTGACTGCAATTGTAACGGCTGTTCCAAGCGTTGGATAAATTGTTTGCTCCACGCTTGAAGTTGCATAATCTTGATGAAATTCAAGAGTGACTGAGTTATCTGCAAGACCTGCAACACGAGTCTTTGAAGTTTGTCCGAACGCTGTGGTCTCAACGATGTCATAAGTTGAACTCAATGAGACTGAACTAATGTGATCGCTCAAGTCGGTTGACCCGAAAAGAACATAGCAATTTGTGAGAACGATTCTAGCCATTATGCAACCGCCTTAGTGATTGCGCCGGTTACAGGCCAAGAAACACTTGCTGTGGCTAGTTCGCCAACAGCTCCGTTAAGCGGAGTCCATTCTGAAATTACCGCGTTACAGGTGTATGAAGGATTGAATGCGCTTGTTGTTGATCCATTTGGCTTGACAACTACTGCTGCAACTGTTCCAAGTAATGGATAAATTGTTTGTTCAACTTCGCCTGTTGCATAATCCTGATGAAATTCAAGAGTGATTGAATTGTCTGCAAGACCTGCCACGCGAGTCTTTGTTGCTGATGATGAAAATGCTGTTGTTTCTACGACATCAAATGTTGATGAGAGTGAGACTGAGCTAACTAAATCGCTCAAATCCACTCCACCAACTGAAATGAACGCATTGGTTAAAACGATACGAGCCATTAGTTGGTCGCTCCTTCTGTTGCTGGTTTGATGGATGGTGATACTGCATTGCTTGCCTTGATGTGGTTTGCAGAAATGAGTGCTTGTGCGCTTACTCCTGCATCAACAAGTTCTTTGTCGGTGATTGACTCACCCTTCTTTTTGCCACAGACCTCTCGATCTGAGATGACGGTATATGCCATTGGTTCTCCTTATCCCCAAATCGTGATTCTGTAACGATAGGAAAGAAATGTGACTCCCTGTGAATCATAAGTACCTGCTTCGGCACCTGTAACTCGCAAGGTGTTGACTGTTCCCCCAAGAGTGCGATCACCTTCAATTGCTGTTTTGATAGAACTTGAACCTGAACCTGCAAGGTACGCATCAAGTTTGTCTTGTCCAGCACGCTCTGAAAAGCGTTGCACAATCACAAGGACATCAACCTGCGCTTGGTCAAGACCGCGAGCATTGTCAATGTCGAATGTGAAATCTAATTGTCCAACTACCGCACAAGGCGGAACTACTGTGTCAGGAATCAAATCATACGCTCGTAAGCCTGTAATTGTTTGCAGTCTTGTTTTCAAACCATCTCGAACTTGACTTGGGTTCATTATTTAGCCAACCCATTGTTCTTGCGGAAAGGTCGAAGCAAGGCTTCAACATCAGGATCAAGGCGTGAGGTAAGTCTGACAGTTCCAAGTTCAGGTGTTCCTGCAATGCCAAATGGTGATTGTCTGCGAACAAAGATGCGTGAAGATTGAATCAAGCAAGCTGATTGCACCTCATAAGGCACAGCAGTCCAACCCCAAATGCCTGTGATTTTGCAAGCCTGTGGCAAGTAGTAAGGCCACACATACCGACCTATTGCCAAGATTCGTGTGAACGGCCATCCTCTTCGTGGATTGTTGATCGGTTCAACCATGTAATCACTTGTTGACCACACAGTATCCCAAGTCTGATTGAAGTTGTCATCAGTTGCAATCTGTGTGATTGTGGTGATGTCATCAACATTCATTGTCCACGGATCAAGGGCGGTGTAATAGCGAGCAACAGGTGCTTGTTGAGTTCCGTCTTGATAGAAGAATCGCCCTGTGTAGTCATCAATCATTCGACTCGTTGCGTTGATGGCTGCTTCAAGAGCTGCATCATCTGTTGAATCGCTGATTGTCAATGCTGCCTTCAACTCGGCAAGTGTGGAGTAACCGTTAGTGATCGCCACGCTTTATCCTCTTTTCTGCTTTCGGCAGGATTGCTCGTTCTAATTGTGGCTCCGCAGTTGCCGTTTCTTTCGGCTTTCTGCGAAGAAGTTTCTTTAGTCTTTCCATGCTTCGTGATGACTTTCATCCAACCAAAATGACTTTTGGTGCGGAAGTATTACTGAAGTGTTCACATGGATTGGATAGCCAAGTGATTTGATTCTTCGTGAGAAAAGTAAATCCTCACCAATCCATTCTCCATTGACAGGCCCATCCCAAAACCAACACCAATCTTTGCCTTGATTTGGGTCTGCAACCTCGCGCATCTTTTCCAACACGCTTCTGTGAATCATTAAGCAGCCTGTACCTGCTGCATCTATTTCAAAAACTGAGTTCTTGTCATATTTATACAAGGGCAAGAATCCTTGTGGTGAATCCTGAAAGATTGCAGGAACAGGTTTCGGATAGGTTTTGCCAGGAACACCAAAACCTGCAAAGACTAAACCTGCAACAACAGGGCGCTCTTTGTCGTGGGCGGTATTGCATAAAGCATCGAATGCTTCAACTGAGAGTTGCTCATCACTATCGAGCATCAACAACCAATCAGAATCGGTCATTTCTAAAAATTGTTTCACAACACGATTGCGTTGCTTTGATAACAAGCCCGAACCTTTGACTCGAACGAATGGGCCGAGTTTTGAATTTCTAGCTCCTGAGAGTTGAATGAGTCTGTAAGCAAAAGCGCCATTGACCATTCCTGGGTCGCAAGACCCGATTGTGACTGTGTGACCTGTTTTCATTTGATTCCCCCGAATCTTAGGAGTGAAGAGTGGGTAAGTCGGGGGGAGCCTACCCACTCTTCACACTATTAAAGAACCTTCAAATTAGAAGGTTGGTGCTGACAAGCCTGTTCCTGAGATGATTGAACACGCTAGTGGATAACGCTCTGCTGTGTAAGCAGCGTATCCATATACAACAGTCTTAAGAGTCAGATTTCCTGCTCCTGTTGCATCGTAACGAAGTGTGAATGGTGATCCTGGTTGTTCCCAAAGGTGAGACTCACCTGCGTTGACAACATAGATTTCATCCTGGTTTGTTGTTGTTCCGTATGTTGTTCCGATGTTTGCATC